TTCAGTGTTGACTGTCAAGTTAGGTAATATGACATTACCACTGAAGTTTGCAGTGTTACCACTTAGTTCAGTGTTGACTGTCAAGTTAGGTAATATGACATTACCACTGAAGTTTGCAGTATTACCTGCAAGTTCAAGATTTACAGTTACGTTGTTTGATACGAGATTGCTTGCAACATTGATATAGTTTGCATAAGCAAGATTACCAAGATTTGCATTATCAACTTGTATGTTACCAGTTAGTGTTACGCTATTTGCTAACTTATCGAATGTGAATGCATTACTACCATCTACAAGACCGGCGTCTGAGAATAGTATAGTAGTATTTGGAGCAGTGATGTTGATGTTGGCTTGTACGTTACCTACAAGGGTACCAACTGTTACTGTACCGCCTGCTGGGAATGTAACATTTCCTGTGTTATCATAAACAGTGCTGAAACCATTTGATGTTAGTGTTAGATTACCACTACCACTGTTTACATTTGGTGTTATTAGTGTATTGGTTACGTTTGCATTACCGTTTACAGTCAATACATTTGTTGTATCATTGAATGTAAAGTTTGCGCTTGCACCAAAATTACTGTTACCGTCATTGTATTGTATTTGTGTGTTGCTACCTGCTGCTTCTTGCAAGTCCCAAGGTTGACCGTTAGCATACAATAGATTATTAGTGCGTAAGTTACCTACGTTAGCAGTATCCGTAACATTTAGGTTGCTTGATACATTTACAAAGCTAGCAGTTGCTAGGTTACCAAGATTTGCATTACCTGCAGAAATATTGCCTGTAAAGTTTGCAGTATTTCCAGATACTGCTAGGTTAACGGTTAGGTTAGGTACAGTAACGTTACCACTAAAGTTAGCTGTATTGCCTGAAATTTCGCTATTAACTGAGAGATTATTTGTAACAAGATTAGATGCAACATTTACAAAATTAGCAATAGCTAAGTTTCCAAGATTAGCATTATTAAACTGAGCATTGCCGATTACTGTTAAAAGATTAGTAGATGGGTCAAATGTTAGATTTGCGCTTGCTGCAAAGTTACTATTTGTGTTGAACTGTATTTGATTATTGCTACCTGCAGCTTCTTGTAAGTCCCATGGCTGACCGTTGCTATAATATAAGTTGTCTGTAAGAACGCCCCAGCTAGCGTTCGCGTTTGAAATAAGTAAGTTGCCACTAAATGTAGCAAAATTTGCAGTAACGTTACCATTACCGTCGATGATTGTTTGTGGTATCTCGCCGACGCTAAAGCCGCCGACGGAATTGAGTGGTCTAAGTGCCATGGTTGCTAATCTCCGTTATACTATATTTATCAAAATCAATCATAATAAGCCGTTATCATCATTTTATGTGTCATTAAATTGCCACTTTGAGGTGTCAAAACCAGTTGAATTGTTGCAGGTGTAATAACATTTCCTGCGCTATATTGTACCTGAAAATCACCTGTATATCCGTTTATTGGTAGCGTGCTGTATTCTACATAGTTGATAGTAGAGTTCATACGTACACATGAAATCTTTATGAAATTTCTAATAATATCGTCTGTAGAAATAATAGTGTAATCGACTGCTGCTATATTGCCACCACCTACACCGTTATCTGCTTCAATAGCAAGTAATACTTGGTTAGGTGACGTGCTGTTAGTAGTTGCAAAATATACATTGCTATAACTAAATTGGTATATACCTGAACCTACTGTGATACCATTAGCTATTAGGTTTCCTGCGATCTGTACGTTGTTTGTATTCTCATTGAATGTAAAGAATGCACTACCGCCAAATGATCCTGCATCATTGTACTGTATTTGCGTGTTGCTTCCACCAGGAGTGCCGTTGCCCCCTCCGCCCCCTGCAGTCCAATATAAGTTACCTGCACCATCAGTAGCAATCACATATCCATTTACACCGCCGGATATATGTACGTTTGTTATAGCACCTAAGGATACATTAGCTGATTGTGTAAAGTTTACATCCCCGAAAGCTCGTAAAGTAGATCCGGGACTAGTGTTTGCGTTACCGCTTATAGTTATATTAGTGACAGATAAGGAACCACTGAGCGATGCATTACTGCCGCTAATATTACCAGCTACAGATAAACTTGTTAATGTTCCTACACTTGTAATATTAGGTTGAGCAGCATTAGTCACATTGCCGGCATAACTTGCAAAGTTAGCGTTAGCTATTGTACCTACTATATTTGCTGCAGCTATACCAAATAACGGATTACCGTTACCTGCAAAGTAGTTAGAATATATCCAGTTGGCATTATTGATGTTACCGGATAAGTTAAGTTCTGTTAATGTTCCTAAACTAGTGATATTGGGTTGTGCGTTATCTACTACTGTGTCCGCAGTCGTTGCATGTGCGGCAGTGACATTAGATATATTAGATCCGTCTCCGTATAGGTAGTTAGCAACTACTACATTAGCATTGACATCCCAGTTACTAACGATATAGTTTGCTGATATATTACCTACATTGATGTCTTTTACAGTTAAAACATTAGTGTCTTTATCGTATATAAAACCTGCATCGCCGCCAAATTCGCCAGCATCATTGTACTGAACTTGCATATTGGCGCCGCCGGGACTGCCATTACCGCCGCCCCCATTACCACCGGCTGCCCAAGTTAGATTTCCATCACCGTCAGTCTGTAGGAAGTATCCGTTTATACCACCAAATATTCTTACATTTTCAACGTTTCCTAAGTTAGAGATATTTGAAACAGCTATATTCTGTACTGTTAGTAAGTTGCTAGCGCTATTGAAAACAAATGCAGAGCTAGCCCCAAAGTTACCAGCATTATTATATTGTACTTGGGTATTTGTGCCGGCAGCATTTGTTATTATAGATATGCCGTTAGCATATAGGTATGCATTAGCAAATATTCTGTTAGCTGTAACATTAGCCGCTGGCGCGTTTACATTGGTAGTTATGTTACCGTTACTATCAACGATTGATACCGGCGGTATTCCTACTGTATATCCGCCTAACGAATTAAATGGTTCAGCAGCCATCAACGATCCTCTATTTTAATATTTATCAAATATGCAAAATCTAAGGTATGGAAAAAAGACCCATGGAGAACTTTTTTCTAAATATAATCATGCTAACAAAACAAAAATCTAGACCTGTTTGTAGCCATTGCGGAATAGTCCCAGCAAAATATAATGGAAAAAGTAAACTAGGTTATAAAAAATGGCACAAATATTGTGTCGATTGTAGCAAGATGCTTTATAGCGATAAGCATAAGCACCTGCAACATAAAGAAATCAAGTGTGAGTTTTGTAATTTCAAAGCACAAGATAAATGTCAAATGGATTTAGTTTTTAAAGACGGTAATAAAAAGAACAAAAAAGAAAGTAATCTAAAAACATTATGCGCCAACTGTAGCAGATTATATCAAAAACGATTGAAGAAGGGCCGTAAATCTGTTATGAATATGACAGTTGATAGTGATATACGTATATCATAAAAAAGAAAGGGCGCATATGCGCCCAATCTTTTCGAACTGATCGATCCAACTATTATTGGAAAGTCAAATTCTGTACAGCGATCTCACCAACGTAGTCTGCTGCGTTGCCGAAGCTGCTTGCAGTGTTAGTCAATTCGATATAACCATAACGAGTCATAAATGACACGACTGGTTTGAATGTTGATGGATCTAGAACAACGCCGCTTGACATCAATGGGATGTATGGGCAGTAGAATGCTGCTGCGTCTGTCTCACTTGATCCCTTATAACCAACCAATACTGGCTGAGTATCTGGAGCATATGAGTTGACGAATACACGCATTGCACCGTTCAATGTACCAACAAACTTAGTGTTAGTTGGTGCTTCGAATGTGCCTTCAGTTGTTCTTGCGAATGCTGAAGTTGTTGCTGACTGTAGAACAGTCAATGATGCTGGACTTACAACTGCCCAGTTACCTGCACCGCGACGAGTGCGCTGTGCAATCAAGTTTGCAACACGATTGATTAGAACAGCTAGAGCAGCGTGTTCGTCACCAACGTATGTAGCAGTACCTGATACTGTTGCTTGGTTGTATGTGAATTCTGTTGCAGCTAGAGTTGCTAGTGACAACAAGATTTCCTGATCGATTTCAGCAGTGATTTCTTGGGCAAGTGCTGCCATGATTTCTGCTTCAACGTCAATACCATGTTGTGACTGCGCATCTTGTGCAGCTTCGAACGTCCAACGTGCTTGCAACTTACGTGATTTGGCTTCAACAGCCTGACGTAAGATTTGTACGCTGATTAACTTACCACCGTTACCTTCTAATGCAGCAGTATCATTTGCACTGTAATAGCTTGATGTTGTTGCATTTTGTGGTGAACGTGAATATGCCTGAGCAATTTTGAATGGGCTCAATGCTTCTTCACCAGCAGTTACAGATGTCTGTGCTGCTGAGTTGTCAGTCAATGACTGAGCGTAGCGTACACGTAATGTGTGGATCTGACCAACTGGACCAGTCATTGGCTGAACGCCGACTAGCTCGTTAGCGATAACAGTTGGCATAACACGACGGATTACTGGAAGAATAACGCGATTTAATGTTGCGATATTACCAGCAGTAGTTGTGCCTGCTGAAGATTCAGCTAGCAACTGCTTGCGAGTGTTTTCTAATACAACACCCATTGTTGAACGGCGAGTTCCTTTCAAGCCTTCTAGTAGGGCTTCCTTGGTCTCGTCCCAACGGCTTTCTAAGAGTACTTTTGACATTTTCATTATCTCCTAATATATGTCTTACTTAAGCCCTGCCAGACGCTTGATATCAATGACATTATCTCTGTCACTTGTGTCAACTTCATTTTTGGCAGTTTCTTTATCACCAGTCACTTCTTTAATAACACTTTCTGTCAAGGCTGTTTTAGCGCCAGTCTTTTCAGATGTTGTGTTTAGAACTGCTGGTAAATATTTGTCGAAAGCTGACTTCAGTTTTGGTGTCTGAACGCTTTCTAGTAAGCTTCTCATTACTTCAGATTTCTCTTTGTTTAGAGGCGCTAGAAGTTCTCCTAGTGTCTTTTCACGCTGAGTTGATTCCTTGATAATGCGAACCTCACGATCCTTTGATTCTACTAGCTTTTCAGCTTCTTCAGCTTTTGCTGTAGCTTCAGCTAGTGCCTTTTCTTTGGCTTCGATTGCTGTCATTAGCTTGCGAGCTTCTGCCTTATCATTTAGATAAGTTACAGAGTATTCGCTAGCGAATGCTTCAAACAACTTGCGTCCAAAGTTATTTTCACGGGCTGATTTGATGTCTTCTTTAAGTTGTGATAGCTCACCTTTTAAATGACCTGTCACAGCAATATTGATGCGTTTGGCGCTTTCACTAACAAACTTGTTCTTGAGTGCCTCCAACTGCTTCTTTCCTTCTGTGACTAGCTTGACGCGGGCTTCTACAACTGCCTTCTTGTCCTGTGAGAACTCTTTGATTTCACGGGCAAGTGCGTGTACAATGAACTTTTCAAGCTTTTGCTGATTTTCCATTTGTACTTTACGGTCGTTGCGTAGTTCACGGATTTCTTCGGCTAACTTCTTAACCATGAAATCATTGAACTTGGCTGCGCTTTCTTGTAGCTTTACCTTGGCTGCTACACGATCCTCATTGATTGCTTTCTTTTCTTCGTGAAATTCTGCAATCTCTTCGGACAAGCTTTCTGTAATCATCTTGTCTAGGGCTTCAACCATCACACTACGATCATGCTCGTATTTTTGTGCATACTCTTCGCGGAGTTCTGCACGTACTTGTTCCTTAGCTTCATTCAATTTAGTTTCCCAAGCTTCGTTAAGAGACTTGGAAACATCTTCATTGATTAAACCAGAATCAAGTAATGGTTTGATAGCATCTAACATGCTCATATCCCCTATTATTTTATTTTAAGTTCCTTGATGAGGCGTTTTACTTCCTCACCCAAGTAACTTTGTACCTTCTTGTCGCCCCTTACATCCCTAGCGATATCTAAAACTTTATGACCATGCTTCATATTCATGAGGCTTTCGTATATTGCTTTAGGATATGCGTTAGGTGCGCTTGGTTGTGCGACGATATCAACAGTGATTATTTCGAAATCACTTACCTTGCCGTCCATGTCGTTTACATTACCTGATCCACGACTTGAAACGCCTAGTTTTACACCACTCTCCAACATAGTCTTTACAAGTTGACCCATTGGAGTTGGTAAAATCTTTAGTTTACCGAAACCGTTTGCGCCATCCATCCACATACTTGTGATCATATGGCTGACGCGGTCTAGGTTGATTTTTAAATCATCTGGATGATCGACTTCACCCAATACGCTGTAACCCTCTTGTATTTGATTATTGAGAGTGCCTACAGCAGTTTCTATTTCGGAAACGGGGTAAACACGCTCGTTCGCATTCTTTACCCCGCCCTGAATGAAGATGCCCTTCATGTAGAGGGTCTTCAGATCGTTTCCCTGTTCTGCAACAGACTCAACGACCATATTTGCTCTATCAAAAGTTAAATGTTCCTTGAGATACAAAGCCATTGTCTCCAGTTACTTTAACTTACTTGGCTACCGGACTCTTAGTGCCTGATGAACCATCCTTTGTTACGGGTTTTGGTGCAGCACTTAGATCGACCTTAGCCTTTCCGCCTGGGACGTTCTTGAACTTACCAGCTCCTGGTAAATCTTTCTCGCCCTTTGTATATGCATTGCTTGGAGCTTTAGGACCGTTTGGTACAGTCTCTGAGCTACCTGCGAACTTCACAGGCTTGCTGTCCATACCTGCTTTGCCTGAGTTCTGTGGTACTGGGCTCTTTTTCTGTGCGCCGTCATCACCGTGACTTGGAGCTGCTACTTTTTGAAGCTGTGTTGCTTCCATAACTGCATCCATTTCTTCTTCGCCACCTTCGTCTCCCATGCCTGCGTCATCACTGCCGCCCATGATTGATTCAAACTCAGCCATTAATTCGTCTAGCTTATCTTCGATTTGAACTACGCGGTCTTCTAGATCACCTTCATGCTCTTCGCCGTCATGTGCTGCTTCTAGATCACCTGTTAAATCGTCACCTGCTTCTTCAGCTTCGTCATCAAACTCAATGTCTGCTTCATCATCTTCGGTCATGCCACCGGCTTCTTCTGAGTTAATTTCGTCAAGTAGGTCGCCTACTTGTCCGCCCATTCCTTCGTCCGTGTCATCCATTGATTCTTCTAAAGAATCTTCTTCTGAGTCTGCAGATTCTTCTACAGCCTCTTCTTCATCATCTTTAGCTTCCATCATCTCTTCATCCATGATTGACTCATAGATTTCGCGTGACTTTTCTACTACGATTTCGTGGAATAGTTCGCGGGCTTTATCTTCGTTCTCATTGATTATAAGCTCAATGAGTTGCTCAAACTTTTTGTTTTCCATTATAAATCTCCTGGTTAGAAATGGCTTTGTAGAAATATTTAGTGCGCACTTATTAAAAGCACTCAATAAGTGCTATTTTTTTACGTTTTTAATGATTTATTGTCGATTTTACAGACTTGGAGTCTGTTGCTGCTGATTTGCTGCGCTGTATTGATCTCTTATTTTAGATAGATATTGTTTCTTTTCATAGTTTCTAACATCTAACATACGTCTTAGTTTACGTATTTGTTTAAGCGTAAGCTTAGTTTTTCTGCTAGTTCGCCATACAGGTTTGCTATTATCAGAGTTTGTATCCTGATAGCCTGCTACAGGTGGGTCAAACATTTCTAACAGTTTCATAATGTTATTTATCTTAAGCTGGCGGACTGCCGGGTGTTGCCGGGCCCGGAGCTGGCATGCCTTGCCCGGGTCCTGCTACTGGACCTGCTACACTATCCGGGGCTAACGGTTCGCCTTCAGGCGGAGTTTCTAGGTTGTCGCTAGTCTGTTCATCACTTTCAATATCGCTAGTAGATACACCTATGCTACGTAAGTCAGTGCCCTTAGGATCTTCTACTTCCGCCTTGTCATTCTCTTCACGCCATAGTTTTTCGTTTTTAGCTATTTCTTCTTCAGTTAATCCTAAAAATCTTTCTAGTGCAAAGCGTTTGCTTATATAGGGCAACTGTTCCATAGATGTAAATGTCTGCACTCTAGCAGTGTCTAGCTCACTTTGACGATAAGCAGCAAAATTTTGAGGCGGATTAAACTCCGTTGTGAATAATCCTGCATCAATATTAAATCCTCTCCAACGCAAGAAAAGCTTAAACTCTTCATCTAGTTTTTGAGAGATATAGTTTTGCAATCTTTCGCAATATTGATTGAAGCGATATTCTTGTATCAATGCTGTACCAACGCGACCATCGCTTAATGGTCTGTCGCTGTCATCAGGACCAGTTGGTAAGTATGAACTTGGTACACGTAATCCACGTGCTAATCTATTGTTGAAATAACGTAGATCGTCGATCTCGCCTAGATTTTGTCCACCTGGCATAACTTCTACTGATGATCCGCGACCGTCTGCGGTGACTGGAAAGAAGTAATCTTCATTCATTGACAGTGGATTATATGTAGCGTCAACTATTGATGCTCCACCATAAACACTAGGAATTCTACGTTGGTGTATCTCGTTTTTGATACGTTCTACGAATGCCATAGCCATATGACTTGGCATGTTCCCAACGTCTATTTTAAACAATCTACGTTCTGGTGCACGTTGTACACGATAGATTAAAACTGCATCTTCTAATAGTTCTTTTTGTTTGTAAACTTTAAAGATGTTTTCTAATATTGATTGACCAAAAGGCCAAAAACGATCTAGTCCTTCTGTTAAACTTAAATGTACTATATGTTTCGCGTCAATAGCACTTTCACTTTGGCCTAATGTGAATCTGCTACCGGACGTATTATATGGCATTGCTGGAACTGTATATGGTGTATTAGTTCCACCGCCTGTACCACCTAATCCTGTTGCTGGATTAGCGGCAAAATCTGTGTTAGTTTTTTGTGCAACTGATAAATTTTGTAGATTAATGTTTAAATCTTTTAGTACGTACTGTTCTGGTTTCTTGCCTTCGCTTTCATTGACGATGACTTTGATAACCTTAACCATGTCCACCCAATATAACTTAAAGTTTTCTGGATCACGCACAAATACTTGATCACCGTATTTGATGACATTACGGAATATTTTGAATATTCTTACATCAAACTCATTGAGTTTACACCATTGCTGTAGCTGTGTCTTAAGCAACTGCACTTCATGATGTGTAGGTTCTTCTTTAAAATTAAGGCTGAATGGTGTTTGATTATGTTCGTTTTTCTGCGTGCTGAACTCAGATATAATATCTAAGCAAGCATTGATTTCAGCATCAACATCCATCATTTCGTATTGATTATAACGTTCGATACGATTAGGATGCCCTGTATAGACTTCTGGAAGTCTACTCATGTAGTTACGATAGCCAAACTGATCATTGTTCCAGCCACCAGTTTGGCTGCCATTTTGACCCGGACTTCCGTTCCAAGCTCCGTTATTGCTGTTGGCACCGGATATCGGGCTGGTAAAACCAGACTTGTTTAAAAACTTTCTTTTATATGGCATTATTATATTTATGTTATGCTAGCGCAGTTTTGTATATTTTCTTATTGATGTCGTTACCGGCTCCTAGCTTGTCTATCATCTCATCCAACTTTTCTTGCATCATAGACATCATATCTGCATTTAATGCTACTAAATCTTGTACCGATTTGTTAAGAGCAGGGCTATCTACCGTCTGTGTAGTTGTTATAGTTGCTGCAGTTTGAATAGGCTGAGTCTCTGGAGTTTTTGCCATTTTTTCTAGTAAACTATTTGTTGCTAGTGGAACTATAGCTTCTCTTCCATGCAGCAATGCAGGGTAACCTGATTTAGGACCAGATGCTATACCTCCCATAGACCCTTCTATAATCTTGCCTGGTTTAAACCCTTCTACACGATTTATGGCACTGAGCATAGATTCGCGTTGAGACCCACTTAATTCTTTTAATAGTGTCTGGCTATTTGCACCTGTAGCTTCCATGATCTGACGAATATACATGTTAGTATCGTTTTCATGGGGAGGAGCATATTTGCTTATTGCCTGAGCTATGCTTAGATCAATATAACGGTTACCAAATATTAGATCGCGTTTAGCTTCCATTCCATCTTCAAGAGTTGGAAATACTGCAAATCTTCCATCAGTACCTACTGCATCTTTACTTTTTGCATATCTACCAAACTCAAGATTGCCTGGGTTATTATTTCTCCAGTTTCTAACGCCTTCACGTTTTTGTACAGATCCGTCTTCTGTTTGCACGGTAGTGAAGCCCGGTCCTGCATCTACTACTTTTGCTATAGGTTTTTCAGCACCCGGTTTTCCTTGAGCAAAATCAGGTATTGAAACTCCCGATTCGGCAGAGCTTCCACCGGGTTCTGTGCCGGATGCACTCATTCCTCTAGTAGTCGGCGCAGCACTTGCTAGATTTGGTTCTGCAGTAGCAGCGGGGGTAGCTGTAGATGGTGCTGCTCCCGGTCCCGTCTGTGCGCTTGTACCAGAAGGTTCTTTGCTCTGTGTATCCCCGCTAGATACCACTGCTCTATTAGCTAATCTTCGCAAATCAATCATAGCTACAGCGAGATTATTTTTAAAATCATTTGCCATAGTCTCAGCGGGACTGCGAATATCACCTTCTCCGGTTAGATCACCTACCATCTCTTCTAATCCAAAATTAATCTCATCAAAGTTTTTGTCTAGGGTAGTTACATTTCTAGAGAATATATCTAATGAGGTTGATAAGTTTCTAAAATTGGTTGATAATCTAGATGATTCGTCTGATAACTTCTCATCTTTATCTTGTTTCAAAGCATCTGCAGGTTTTATATCTTCTTGTTTTTCTTCTAGTTTAGTATCAAGTGTTCGACCTATCAATCCACCTGCCATTATTCCTAATGGTCCACCCAATATACCTAATGCCATTCCACTTATTGTGTTTTTATTTCTTTCAAACCATGATTTTTGTTTTTGATCTTCTGCATTAGGTGTTTCTATTTGTTGGATAGAATCTGCTGCTTTAGTAGTGTAACCTTGATCTTTCCTTAAAGTATCAAAAAGTTCTTTTCTAGTTTCTAATGACGCTCTATCAAAGTAGCTGCTAGTCAGTATATTTTCTGGGTTCATACCCATTGACTTGTATATACGTGCTGCTTTTTCTATCTCGTTTGAAGTAAGCTCATCAAACTTATATTCAGGAGTTTCAGCAGGTTTTACAGTAGGTACCGCATCTTTTATTGTTGTTGTCCCCGCCGGAGTTACCACACCTGATGCTACGTCTTGTTGAAGTCTTAACTCTGCTATTGTTTTGGCTTTTGCTCTTGCTCTAGC